GTGTCGATCATCAGCGCAGTGGTGCGGCACCTTGACACCACAGACAATAACGGGCAATACTTGCCAAAAGGAGCACCCACAGTATGACTGAGCTAATGCTAGATATTGAGACGCTCGGCACCAAGCCGGGGTGTGTCGTGCTGTCGATCGGTGCCGTTGCGTTTGACAAGGACTCATTCGAGGGTATTGGCGACATGCACGTTGTCGTCGATCAGATGCAGCAAAAAATGATGGGCCTGACTGAAGACTCGTCTACCGTCAAATGGTGGAAGTCGCAAAGCCCTGAAGCGTGGCAAAGCGCCACCGATGGGCCTGTCAGCGTGAAAGATGCGCTGGCTGAGCTCAGTCAGTTCTACGCCAAACACAATCCCCGCGCGATGTGGACGCAAGGCAACAACTTCGATCCGCCGATTCTTGAGCATCTTTATGGTGCTGTAAAGATCGCGCCACCTTGGAAATTCTGGGCCGTGCGGGACACTCGCACGTTCTACGATGTGCATGGGTTTGACACGCGGCGAGTGTCCCGTGATAATGTCTATCACAACGCGCGGGATGACTGTATTCACCAGATTGCCTGCATGGCCGCTGCATCAAAAGGAGCATGACCGATGAATGATTTAGTATTGGTGGGGTTGGCGCGTGATGCTGCGGAGGCGGTATCCGAAAAGTTTCATGTCGCTCTTGCTGCCGCAATTAGCGCACGGCACCAAGTCTCCGTGCTCTCACCAGTGAGGCATTAGTATGACCATACGCCATCGACTAGCACCGGAGGAGCGGCGTGAGGTGATCCTTGTCGCCGCTGTCCGTGTGGCGATGGCGACAATGGCGCGCGGTGAGGATGGGGAGTTCGGCTGGACCCGTAATCAGGTGGCCGACGCCTGCCAAATCCCCACCAGCCCGGATACGGTTAAATTTTACTGGCGACAGCCTGAGTTGCGGGCGGCTGTACGGGAGCGGTTGGCTTCAGATGCAACAAGCCCTGCAGTCATTTAAGACGCAGGGCTTGCCATAATCCGCACAAGGCGGTAGGGTGCATTTGTCACAACGCTGAGCCTTGGATACCATGACGCGCAAGCTAGCGCAAGGCTTGGCCCGCATATAGGGCTACCCCATGACAAATATCAAAGCAATTGAGACTCGTTATTCCGGCTATAAATTTCGGAGCCGTCTCGAAGCGCGCTGGGCCGTCTTCTTTGACGCTTTAGGGCTGACTTGGGAATATGAACCGGAAGGTTTCGAGACGAGCGCGGGGTGGTATCTGCCGGACTTCAAGGTGAGTTTTGAAACAGGTTTTGAATTTTGGCTCGAAATCAAAGGTAAGATGCCAACGCCTGACGAAATTAAAAAGTGCGAGGCTTTATCATCCGGCACAGGTCAAAACGTATACATGGCATGCGGTAACATCGGGGCACCTACACAGCCTTACGGACCTAAAACCCCAGCATTAGGTGGACCTGTTATCAGGAACGTAGGCTTTCATGGTAAAAGCCGTTACCCCGCAGGGCACAGCATGTACGATCCTGAAGGTATTGAAATGGCGCGCAGAGTTCATTCAATGAGGTTGTTTGGGTTTTGTGAATATGCTGATGGAAGCGGGCTGGATATCAACACACTTTGTCTGAACGATTGGAGTTTTGATAACTCCGGATACATGCTTACTGACCAATTCCTGATGGAGTATGATATTGACATATCTGCTATTACTGAGGTCGGAGTATTTTCTCAAGGTAGAGCGTTCAGATCGAAACGCATTCTAAACGCGTATGAAGCGGCACGATCCGCCCGTTTTGAGCATGGTGAGACGCCATGACCGCGCAACTCTGCACAGGGTTCGGACAGTACGATACGCACTCGATCACGCTTTCCAGTGGCAAGCCAAACACATCACCCAACGCCGGAAAACCTTACGGTGGTGTCACCGAAGCCGAGATTGCAGCAATGGTGGAAAACCCGCCAAGCGTCCATAAAGATGACGCGCAGTGGATCATACCATCTGACTATTGCGGGCCGGACGGGCGCGAGCATGACGCGCAGCAGCAGCATGGGCAATTCTGGACGCTCCCCCTCGACCTGGATGAAAACAATCCGCCCCTGCGTGCCGTCGATGTTGCGCTAGTGGGTGTGCTGGGTGACGTGGCGCGCTCCATCTATTCCAGCCGATCTGCAACGCGCGAGGCTTTCAAATGGAGGGCCATCGGCTGGCTTGATGCCCCTATAGCGGGCGAAGACTACGCCGACACGATTGAGGCGTTCAATGATCTTATAGAAGAAGCGAGCGATGGTGTCCTGATACCCGACAGGGCTTTGCAACGTACGGGGCAGCTTGTTTTCCTACCGAACCGTGGTGAGCATTATGAGCATGAAACCCACACAGGACCGAAAATTCATCTGACACCAGACCACCATGTTATCAAGCGGCGCGAGGAAACCCGTCGCAAGCGTGCGGATGCTGAGGCTGCGGCGCGCGCACGGAAAGAATGGAAGGCGCGGCAGGCACCATCAGGCAATGCGGACGTTGTAGGGGCATTCAACGCTGAACACACTGTCGCTGAGATGTTGGAGCGGTGTGGATACAAGCGTGCCAAATCCAGCGACAATTGGCGCAGCCCTATGCAGTCGGGCGGCAGTTACGCCACACGGGATTATGGCGACCACTGGATAAGCCTGTCGGCATCTGACGGGGTGGCGGGTGTTGGAGAAGACACCAAGACTGGCCATCGATTCGGAGATGCGTTCGATCTGTTCGTCCACTTTGAACACGCAGGGAACTTTAACGCTGCTGTGCGGGCTCGCGCAGGGACCAGAGAACGCGACCTGCTGGAACAATTTGCATCCGGTCCGGGTGACTACCGACCCCCTGGCGCAATGGATGCCCCAGTGGTGCAGCCCAACGCCGTTGATGAGATGATCGAACGCATCCGACCCAATCCGCATACAGCAGTCACCCTACTTGCTGGCGAGATAGCCCGCATGGCACCGAATGACCGCGATATGGTGTTGGCCAGATGTAAAGATTTCACCATCAAGATGGAAATGAAGGCTGCTGTCAAACGTGCCTTGGCTGAATATACCGTGGCACAAGGGGCCAAACGTGTCGCAGCGGCTGCGGGGCCGCTCAGCCATTACTACATCGTCCAGAATGACAATGGGCAGGCCGTGGCCGTCGATAGCAGGGGCGACATGCCACCTCAGGCTCGCAGAGCGTTGATCGACGCCTTGGCAGGGCTTGAAGCGATCCCGGTGCCGTCAGGCGATAGCGTCAAGATGGTATCTGCCGTCGATCATTGGTGGACGGACCCCGAGACGACCCGATACGCGGCGCTGGGGTATGACCCGAATGCGGGGGTTGTATATCTCGACCGCAAGGAGCGCGAGATCCGTAATGTCTATGAGCCGGGGTGTGATGGGCCGCCGATGCCGACAGGTGAGGCGACTGTCGGACCATTCATGCACCTGATCCATTCCAATTTTCCAGACCCGTCTGACAGGCAAATGCTTTTGCAGGCTCTGGCATTCATGGCGCACAGGCCGGGACAGATGTTGCGCTGGGCACCGGTCATGCAAGGCACTCAAGGCTGCGGTAAGGGGCTTATAGCAAGGGCAGTGTCCTATGCAGTCGGGCGGCACAATACCAGCCACCCCAGCCCGGACATCATCGCCACCGATTTCAACTCCTATATGTACCGCAAGGTTTTGGTGATCGTTGATGAGATAGGCGATCACACCAAGCGGGAATTGTCGGCATTGGCGGAAAAGCTGAAACCATGGATCACAGATGATGCTTTACACGTTCACCAGAAAAGCAAGGACGGGTTTGACACCCCGAACTTCACCTCATGGATACTGACCACCAACCACAAGGACAAGATGCTGGCGACACCGGGGGAGCGCCGATATGCTCACTTCATATCAGCCCTGCAAACCGAGGCATCCCTCGCGGTGGNGTACCCGTCCGACTGGTGGAGCGGCAGCGCGTCCTACGCCATGCTGGAGCCGGGCCACGACTGGTTTAGCTATTACGAGCACTGGTGGACCAAGTGCGGCGGCGCAGAGGCCACACGCGGCTTCCTGTCAACGGTCGATCTGTCGGATGTGCCTGTGCGCGCGCCCAAGACCAGCTCCACAGAGGAAGCTATAAGAGAAAGCGCATCCGAGACGCAGAACGCGCTTGCAGAAGCCGTCGCGGACAAGGCGAGGGGCTTCCGGGGCGGGTTCATATCGAGCAACGCCATCCGCGATCTGTTACGCTCTGACGGTATCATGCAGCCTCATTCCATGCATCTGTCGCGGGCGTTGGCGTCTCTGGGGTTCGTTCATTCTGTGAGGGTCACTACAAGCTCTGCTGAAAAACTGGCGTTTGCAGATGCAAGCACAAAGACCCGGATATACTACACGGCAGCATCAGACGGCCTTGAGCCCCATGTGGTGTCGGCGCGACACGATCAGACGCTGGAGACGAAGCCGCCTCCTGTTCCGGCAGGAATCACACGTCTCGTATAATTATAGAAAGCCCCGTGTAATTTAACGCACGGGGCTTTTTGCTGTCCTATAAATTGCTATAAATTACAGCCGGACAGCAAAAGACACCAAAAGACACCAATCTTTTCAACTGCTGTCCGGCTGTTAAAGTGTTTGTTTTCAATATCTTACTCTCTCTCTGGACACCAAAGACACCAAAAGTAAGAAAGATAGATGGGTGTGTGAAAAACGTGTATAATGGCCCATATAAATACAATGGCTGTATATGCGTTTATTCTCAAACGTATGGGCCGCCAGTTTACCTATTTTGGTGTCTTTGGTGTCCAGCGTGTTGTAAGGCTCTATAAACGTTGGCATTTTTCTTTGGACACCAATCTGGACACCAATTTATTTGCTGTCTTTTGGTGTCCAGAATTCTCAAACCCTATAAAACCTTGACACCACGGCTAATAGCGGGCAACACTGGCCCAAGCCGGAGCGCACTGGCCCAGCCTCACAGCACTGGAACCTCACATGATACATATGCCAAAACCCGGACGGCCCGACTACAGCGCCGTCATTGCCCGCTGGGATACCGACAGCACGATGCACCACCGGGACCGCTGGCCGACCCTGACGTGGGTGTGGGACGAGCTGGACGATCTGCGCGCTACAGACCGGGTGGATCCCGCCGACTACGCCTCGCTTGAGAAGGACTGCGAGGCTACCGAGGAAGAGCGTGACACCCTGCGCATCACCCTCAAGGCCGCGCTGCAGGCGATCGACGACGGCGCGGACACGGCGCGTGTGGCCGACATCCTGGCGGGAGCGGTAGAATGAATATACTTGCAGAACTTAGAACCGCCCAAAAGCTGTACGAAAACGCGGGCGTTGATGGTTCCGAAGGAGCTAGAATGATGAAGGTCGCAGCTGATGAGATTGAACGCCTGCGCGCCATCATAGCGCAGGGAGCGGTAGAATGATTAGCCTATCCGACATCACAGACGCGGTAGCAGACCACTACCACATGAGCCCCGACACGCTGCTAAGCCGCAACAAGGCGCGCAGTGTGTCAGTCCCGCGCCAAATGGCCTACGCGCTATCGCGGGATCTGACCGAAGCCAGCCTGAGCGAGATCGGCAGGCACTACCGTCGGGATCATACCAGCATCCACCACGGTATTAATCGCATGGCCGAGCGTTACACCATCGATCCAGATCACCGCGCCGAATACCGCCAACTTGACGCAGCGTGCCGGGCAACGGTATTGGTATT